GCCCAATTAGACCATGCCGCCCCTGGTAGGCTTCCGCGAACTTGTCGGCCAACTCAACGATCTCGTCATAGAACTCATTCAATGCCGAGTGTTTGGCAAAACTGCGGGTGTTGAGATGCACGGAATGAGCAACATCACGTGCCAAAAACAACGCTCCGACAAAATCAGCGCATTTCATTTACTTCTCCAGGTGCGGGCATGCCCATTTGTGGCTGCGCTTGCATTTCGACTTGTGGTGTTTCGCGCATTTCAGGCGATCCGGTAACTAAGTCGCCAGTGTCCACGGCCGCCGCAATTGTACCCATGACAATATCTTGAATCTGCTCGGGAGTCATGCTGGCCTGCACTGCGCTGATTCGTTGCGTCTCAGCCTGATACGCCTTGACTTCGGCTTCGTACTCTTTGATCGACAATTCACGTTCGTCCATCGACTTCTGAACATTTTGCAGCATTTGCGCCATGTTCTGCATTTCAGCCTGCATGGCTTCCATCTGCTGATTGGCCGCAACCAGCGCCGGATTGTCTTCGTCAGCCAGTACCTTCGGATCCAGAGTCTTTTGGAACCGCTTGGCCAGGTCTTGAGCGCCAGGCCAGTCCATGTTCTTAACGAACAGATCGCCAGCGACTTGCCACAGTTGCGGATTGCCCTGCAACAGTTGCGCCATTGACTCAAGAGCTTCTTGGCGCTTGGTGGCGTATCCAGGTCCGGTGATTACGCGCACGTCGTACTTGCCGACGGACGGGTTGTAGATTTTGTCAATCACGATACCGTCTTGATTGACAATCTTCTTGACCGGTTCCTCTTGCATCGGATTCATTTTAACGGTCGATGGTTCGCCGTCTTCACCGATGATGCGAGCGATGCGTTCTGTGTCGTAGATCTTGGGGATCAAATCCACCAGTTGACGACCAACATGGCGAATAGCACGGGCCAGATTATCCACATAATGATATGTCCCTACGTCGCCCTCACGCTGACGCGCGAGGATAGCTTTACCGGATCGCTCATTGCTGGTCATGCCCAACGATGCGTTGTACTGACCAGTGGCGGACTTAATATCCTCAGCAGCGCCCGATTTAGCTTGTAGCAGCCCGCTGGAGGCCATTGGAGGCTGTGCCCGCTGGGGTAGTGGCAGCACAGCACCCTGACCGTCTGTAACGTCAGGATTAACTTCCAAGTAAGGCCAATTCTGCGTGTTAGCCGTTTTCCATTGCTGCTCGTACCCCTCGAACTGCCCACCGTATCCGATGAACGGGGCTTTTGGTGCCAAAGCCAGCATCTCGGCTTCCTGCGACACCCAGTAGTTGTACATGCGCTGTGCGTCTTTGGCGTTACGCACGAGGCCGCTGACGTACACTCGACCGTCAACTTCAAACTCGTTGCCGATTACTCGAACAACGGGGATGTAAGAACCAGCCCAATCCCGCTCTTCGAGAATTTCGTACCCGTTAATCTTGCACCACTTGACCTTTTTACGGTCCACAGTGCGTTGACGCAACGGTTTGCCAAACATGGCACGCAACTGCTTATCCTCGGGGGTGCCGTCAAACGCGGTTACGTTGCCCGGATACAGGTTCAGCTTAGCCTTCTCATATTCGATGTAGAAGTATTCAGCAATCCGAACCGTGTTCTCGTTGATCCACTGACTAACGGACTGATCGCCCGTACCCAATGACATCAAGGTGCTGATCGGAGCGGAGTCTGGGTACGCACGCTCGTATTCAGCTTTGGGCATGTCCTCAGTGATGAAGCACCACCGAGCATCCGCACCCGTTGGATCTTGGATCAGAGGGTCCATGTAGACCGAGAAACTGTTGCGAACACGTCCGATCTTGATGTCCTGATCGAAACTATTCTCGTCGCAATACTCGGTTAGCAAGCGAATGTAGCCTTCGCCGTATGCGACTTGATTCTCGCAAGAGGTGTCATAGGCGACGTCAGCGTCGGATATGTACTCGATATGACGAATAACACCGTTGTAGACGTCAGCCACGTCAATGTCAGCCTTGTCGTCGGCCGGGATCACTTTGATCGCCGGGCGATTCATCCGCTGCTCGTTGGTGATCTGCTTGACGTGCTGCGGCAGCTTGTTGATGGTCAAACAGGGGCGGGCATTGATCGTTTGACCTTGGACCGCGCCACGGGTCTGGAGCACGTCAGCGGGCCACTGCCACTGGTTGTCTGGCGATCCAGCGTAGAACCGCAGATCGTCGAGTTCGCTCTCACGAGTCTCGGAAAACGCCGAGATAGCCATCGACATTCGTGACCGGGCGACGGTCAAAATGTCCTCGGAGCCGCCTTTCGATGGATTTGGGCCGTTTTTCGCCACATTCGCTGCGGCCACAATTCCAGTAATATCTTTCATGCGTCGAATACTCCGAGGAGGTGGGCCTCTCGCATCACCAGGAGGTCTTCACCTTCCCATTTTAGATCTTGACCAATAGAATCGCCAAACAATACCCGATCTCCGGCTTTCACGTCCTTGGCATCAGGACCAGCGGATACGACGACACCTGTGCCCGTTCCCTTCTGTCGCAGTAGCACAAAAAGCTCGTGTTTCTCCATGTCCGGGCGCACGATCAGGCAATCTTGAGTGGCTTTTAGATTCATTTCTTGGTCCTGGTTGGAGCTTTTTTAGCAGCTTCTCGTTTTACGCTGTATGCGATTGCCACAGCTTGTTTTTGAGGCTTTCCGCTGGCAATTTCAGCCTTGACGTTCTTGCGGAAAGCGTTCTTGGATGTGGATTTCACGAGGGGCATTACTTGCTCCTAGCTGGTTTCTTGGCGGTTTTAGCCGATTCTTTGAACGCTTTGGTGGTCGGTGCGCCAGGAGAGCCCGGCTTACGCATTTTTTCACCGGAGCCTGCTTTGATGCGGGCTTGTTTGGCGTGGATGTTGGCGTATAGCCCAGGTTTTGTTGCCATGATCAACACTTCCAGCGTTTAAGGGACGCTTTGGCCCGCTCAGCGGGGCCTTTAGCGTTTTTGACTACCCCTGCCATTCTCGCGCAGAAACTAGCTTTACGACCTGCGTCAGCCTTAGTCTTGGGACTTGGGGCGGGGGCTTTGAGATCGGACCCGGTTTCTCTGTTGTATTTAGCGCGACCTTTAGCGGTCAGACCTGCGCCTTTGGAAACGGGCAGTTTCTCACCGCGCTTGATGCTCAGAGAAACACTTTTCTTTGCTGCCATTATGATCCCATCCAGGATGTAAGACCGGCTCCATTCTGAGCGTTTCGTCGAACAGTGGTACGTTCATTGTATTCCCGATGAGCAACAGGAAATGCAAAAGTCACTGCGATGGCGTCAGCGGCGTCTGGCGATGCTAACCCTCGGGCTTTCATTTCCTTCTTGCCTTCTAAGAATATGGTGCCTGCCGAATTAGGCTTCTTCATCGGGCCGACGAGATCGCCTTTGAGCAATCTATCCTGCGGCAAGCTGGCTGTTTTGAGCCAGTCACGCATGGCTCCCCAGATCTCTGCCCGTTTGTTGCCCCACATTACCGGGTTCTTGGCCTTCCAGCCGAAGTTAACCCCACGGACCTTGTACTTCTGCTCGGTCAGCCTGTCAAGGATCCCGTAGCCTAGCCCACCCTCGTCGATCACGGTCAGAGCTGGTCTGTACTCCTCGATGGCTTCGATGACGTGTCCGACTGTGGTCATGGTGTCGTCACCCCTGAACCGTTTGATAGCCACGATGTCGCGTCCTTTACGAACGACGATCACGGTGCTGTCCATACCCCCGCGTGCCGGATCTACGCCAATGATGACTGGCGCGGTCATATCCTTGTACTGTGGACGCTTCATGGCGTCATCGACCAGGTGGGGTGCGATGAACTGATCTTGCCCGGACTTAGGAAAGTCGCCGTAGACCTCGACGCGAGCTTCGTCCGAGTCTTCGCCGTACTCGGCAATAATCTGTTTGTAGACAGTTTTGTCAGTACCCTCGACTGTTCGGGCGTCGATCTTCTCGGACTCCCAGAAGTCGCGCTTGTTACCATCGACAGCTTCGTAGAAGTACCCGGTGTTACGCCGACCGTTGGAGAACGCAAACCAGTAACGGTCCAGGATGTTCTCGGTAAAGAACCCCGCAGCCACGGACCAGATGGAGTCTGGAATACCCGACGCTTCGTCGAATATAACCATC